CCGACCGCCGTCCATTCGCCTACGCTCACTTCTTGTTGCCGAAACTTACGTCATTTGGGTTAGCCCAGCGAGCAAGTACCGGAACAAGTCCAGCCACTAAACCCAAGGCCAAATCCTTTGGATTGGTATTGCCAGTCATATAGACGGCCAACGCGCCGGCGACTGAGCTTCTTGCCCATGATGCCAGCATTGCTTTTGCTTGATCCATTAGTTGTCTCCTTTGTTCAAGCTCCCGATGAGTGCCGCGACTTTCGCTTCACTCAATTCGATTTCGAAGTGCATCTCATCTTTTCGGTTTCGATAATCTCCACCCCATTTGAGGCCGTACTTCTTAGCCAAAGCTCTAATCATTGGAACCTTTTCATCTGGGAACGTGCCTGCTTTGCCCAGTGGATGCTGCGTTGCGTTTATATCAATGGCAGTGCCAGAGCTGTGATTGCTCAAATTGTCAGTCGAGCCACGTACCATGCGGAATGCATAACCCCAATCATCCAGCTTGCCTTCATCAATTGGCTCAATCAGCTCATGAAATTCTTTGCAGAATCCAGCAATCAATGGTGCGACAGCTTTTGCACATCGCACCTTGACCTTAGTTCCCTCGATTGGAACGCTAATGATGTTGATTGTGGCTGCATCTTTTGATGCTGGCCATCCGTTATGACTTTTCATCTGGCATAATCCAAAGACAAGTCGTTTCATCAAATCCCAAATTATGTTCAGGTTCAGGCGCAATGAAAGCATCAAGGCTTTGATTGTAAGTATAACCAACACCTGCATAATTGAATCTAATATTGCCATTGTAGCTAGTGCGCTTGCAAGTTTGACCTGTGAAATTGCTATACCAAGTCTCTGTATCTAAACCTTCAATAGTTTCTGTTTCGTCAATTCCTACAATGACTTCAGTGACTACATTATTTTTATCTAAAAATGCGTAATGTGCCATTATGCCCAGCTTACGTTTCCAGTGCCAGCAGTAATTGTTGTGCGTTTGTATCCACCTGATGGCGCAGACGTTGTGCTGGTCAAACCCGCACCAATTGTAATGGTTCTAGTGTCTGAATAACGTAAAATTACTACACCTGAACCGCCATTTCCGCCTTGAGCACCACTACTTACGTTTAATCCTCCGGCTCCACCACCGCCCGTATTAGCTGTTCCAGCTGTTCCAGCTGTAGTTGCACTTCCATTTCCGCCTCCACCCGATCCACCATTTGCGGCGGCACAACCTGTATCTCCACCAGCTCCTCCGCCTCCGGCGTAAGTTACCGATGATCCCGTTATTGAAGTGGCAACGCCATTTCCACCTGCACCACTTTGTCCAGCAGTTGCATTAGCTCCAACGGCATTTGCTCCACCTCCACCGCCGGCTGGCAGTCCAGCTAATGAAGTACTACCTAATCCGCCTGCATAACCCTGATTGGCCGTACCAGTGCCTTGAGTATTTCTATTTCGGCCACCTCCACCGCCGGATCCTCCATTACCTACATCTGCCCCGCTCTGCTTACCTCCGCGACCACCACCAGTTGAAGTGATAGTAGAAAATACTGAATTGTTACCATCAACCGGAACAGGATTATCTCCCCCGTTACCGCCGGAACCACCTGCACCAATGGTTACTGTGTAATTTTGTCCTGAATTCAATATCAAAGCAGATTCTAAAGTGCCACCACCGCCGGTCGATGTAACAGTGCATCGTAATCCGCCAGCTCCCGCTCCGCCTGAATTTCCGCCACCACCGCCTGCAATAACTAAATAATCAACAGTGATTTTCCGCTGATAATTAGAGCTGGCAATAACGCCTAATATTGGACTCATCAGCTAAGGTCACCAATAATGGTAAAAGTGTTGCTCGCAGTACAAATAATTGTTGCTGCTGAATAACGAGCACGAAGAATTGGAGCTGCTGCGACAGCTCCTGTTGATGTAATTGTGACACCTACACCAGCTGCAAAAGTAGTTAATCCAACTCCTATGCTTTGAACATTGATTTGTTGCCCTGCGCTAAATATTGATGGCGGCACTGTGAGAGTAACAGCTGAGGCATTTGATGTAGTCACTAACTTGTTCAGATCAGTTAAAACAAGCGTATAAGTAGTTCCAGTTTGAGCATTGAAATTAAGTAGCAAAGATAAATCAACCGCACCGCTTGTCGCACCGCCGGTAAGACCTGAAGTAACGGCAGTATTGACCGCAGTAATGTCGCCTTGATCATTTGCAATCCAAGTAAAATCCATGTCTGTTGCTGATGCCTTAGACAAGATGTAACCTGATGGACCACCTAATAAATCGGCCATTGATGTCGCAACAGCCTGACCAAAGACTTCAAAATCTGCCGGCAAGTCAGTAACCAAATCAGTGGCCATCGGCATTTGCCAGCTGAATGGTGTTGTCGGATTGCTCATATTTTCTCCTTATGCCACGACTAGGGCGTGTTCCCAGTCAAGTATCCCAGAAATTGTATTCCAAGCCTCAGCGACACTTACATCTTGCCATTGCATTGCTTGCAATGAATATGAAACCGGCGAGAGATTAAGTGAGACGCTAATTTGGTTATAAGCGGCTTGGAACGTCCAGCCCTCTACAAATCCCAAATAGGTTCCGGATGACATATTGAGCGGCAAATCGGCAATTGCCAAAGGCATTCCCATGAACACGTTAATCAAAGAATCTCGGTCGCCATCGTCAATCTCTGGATTTGTCAGCTGATACGTAATCTGATTAAAGTTGTATTGAGGATAAGCTCGAAGTGTCAGATAGAAATCTGCTTGGTCTTGAGCATCGATTGTGTGCTTGACTGTGGTCGTAAATATCTGAGCAAGCTGCCCATATAAGCCCACTGATGTGGCATCTGCCGCATTGACCTCATTTGTGGAATTTGTGCCATATTTAAGAGTTATCGTGTTGCGCACATCGCCTGCGCGTTGCTGGATAGTCAGCCCTGAGCCTTGAGCATCGTTAGCCGTAAGATTCACATATCCATTCGTTGCCAAGTAGATGGATCGATGCGTCGAATCGGCGTATGAAATAAGGCCTTGAGCATCTTCATAGATATAACCCAGACCGCTAGTTGCCAGAGCTGAGACAAGTGAATAAATATCTGTTCGGTTGGATGCTCTTTGTGCAAGCTCATAATTTCCTGGAGTATCAATTTCACCAAGTCCGGTATTCTGAGCATTTGCCCAAGTCTCGGTTGGGTCATAAGTATTCCACTGGAGCGCAGCTGGTACTTCTCCCCAATTGTTTAGCAGTAAATCTTGCAGAATATGCAGAATCTGGTCGCCGTCAAAGTCTTGAACCAAAGTGCCATTCGTCAAAGCCTTTGGCAATCTGGCCAATGCTCCCAAGGCAATTATCTTGACGCGCTGGGCATAGGCCACATTGCCCAATTCGGCCACTGAAATAGCGACATCGACGACTGAGCCGCCAAAGATTGGGATGAATGTTGCTGTCGAATCTTGCAGCTCAATAGTCAATGAATCATTGATTGCAATTGCCACGTTTGATTGATCTAAATTAATAAGTTCAATGGCTGTGTAACCGGCTTGAGCCTGCTCATAGATATTAGTACGCCCTGATGTAATCGTCAGATTGGACAAGATGGCCGTCTGGTATTGAACGCCGCCAATAGTGACTCGCCATACTGGATTAAAGACTGTCATATTGCCTGCAAGTTGGATGCGCCGCCTGTACCGCGGAAGTATGAATCATTAAGTGTCTCGACAATTGTGCGAGCTGTACCCTCTGCGTCAATTGCGCCATTGACTGTTATGTTGATTCGGTCTGCCGTTGAAAGTCCGCCGGTCGCAGCTGTCCGGGCATTTGCGGCTGCTTCTCTGGCATTGCGTAGGCGTTCAGTCTCAGCTTTGAGTTCTTCACGTCTCAAAATTGCAGCTTGCATTGCTGGTGAATATGCGCCCAATGGTGCCCCCGTAAAGGTTCGCGGATCATTGCCGCCCATGCTTCCACCAGTAGGGAACCCACCGCCCACGTCGCCGCCGATATTTGGGTCAAATTCTGCACCGCCGGCTTTTAAGCCTTTTGAGTTGTCTCCACTTAATCCAAAAAATCTAGTGACTGGATTATCAGTCATAAGCTTGATAAATCCCTTGACTGCATTGACCACGCTGGTAACAACAGTGACAATCTTAGAAAACCCCGAAATTGTGACTGAAATGATTGTACCTAAAACGCTGAATGCGGCTTTCAGAGTGCCACCGATAATTGGAGCCAAAGTATCTCTGGCAAATTCTCCCACTGCTTTCATAAAATTTAGCAATGGCTTTAATTCTTCGGAGTTATCGCTGATGGCCTTTTGCACCTTTTCAAATGCGCCGCGCAACCCGTTAATGGCTGGCGTAAGAATTGCAGAAAATATGGGAACCAAGAAATCTGTAATGAATGCCCACACAGCTTTGAATTGTGGCAGCAATACTTCTTGAATATAACTTCCAAGAAATTTAATAACTGGCTGCAATTTTGGACCAATTTCATCTGCAAATTTTTGAATGGCTGGCACGACATCTCTGACGAAAGTATTGACCATTGGAGTGATTGCATCAAGTACGAATGAACCGACTGTCTCTTTGCCTTCATCAAATGCCACTTTAAGACGATCCATCTTGCCTGCAAATGTGTCTGCCTTCTCAGCGGCTTGCCCGCCAAAAGTTGTGGCCAACGCTTTCGTGACATCATCCATGCTCATGGTCTTGAGTTGTGCGGCCGATAAGCCGACGCCTAATTTAGCCAACGCACCAGAATTGCCTTCATAGGCTTTACCAAGCGCGTTAGATACAGCTTCCAAAGATTTGCCTGAACCCGCTGCAATGTCTAGAGCTAAAGTTTGCAATCTTTGTGATTCGGCAACATTTTTTGTGGCACGAAGCAATCTTTCTAGTGATGGCCTCAATTGGTCGTCCGTAATTCCGTTGGCCAAAGATGTCTTGAGAATATATTTCTCAGTTGCGGCAATCTGGTCGTCAGTTGCGCCAGTTACATTTTTGAGAGTCGTGGCAAGCTTGGCTTGAGCAGCCTCATCAGCAATGGCTGACTTGACGCCATCAATTAGCAATTTGCCCGCATAGGCAGCAGCAGCTACGCCGGCGGCTGCAAATGCTAATCCGGCCTTCTTGCCAAAGTCTGAAATCTTAGAGCTTGAGCTTTGAACGTCATTGTTAGCTGTATTGAGCGACTTCTTGAGTTGATCTACGTCAGCCAGAATCGAGAGCTTGAGCGTTCTACTTTGTCCGGCCATTACCACTCCTTCAATATCTCAGTAAAAGCATTTTCCCACTTGGCAATGATATTTGGCTGTTCGGCTCGCAGAGTTGGATAGATGAACCATCCCTTTGAACCGCGCCCTTGACTACCAGACCAAATTGGAAATTGCTTAAACTTGTTAGATCCAAATTCGTAACCGCCCCAAAGCTGTTGAGTTGTGCCACCGCCAGAGAATTTCTGACTGACAAAGCCAAATGACAATTCTCCAATCTTTGAAGATTTGGAGACACGTGAGCCGGATGCAATTCTGTTCGCCGCATCATTAGGCCGACGACTAGCAGCTTGAGTAATTTTGCCTTGGACGTAAGTGGCTAAGCCGCC